TCGACATCCAACTGCATGTTGGTCATCTTGATCGGTATCAATCTTTTCAATCTTTCTTTTTTGATGCCTGGTGGCTGGTTACCGTGCTCGTCGAATCCCGCAAACTCCACAGTCAACAAGTAAGGTGCGTCAAGGTGATCCAGATAGCCGTTGTTGGCGGCCGCGGCCCTCATACGTTCGAACAGGGTTATGCCGGCCGGCTCTATGATGGTCATGTTAATCTGTGTGACCGATGTCAGCCTCCTCTTCTCGTTGAGGCCTGGTATGGCATTCATCGTTACCTCGTTGAAGTAGAGGTCGCGATCCTTTTTGAAGGTCCTGGAACTCTTGCCCAGCACTGCCCCCAGTCTTGCCTTGTCCACTGTTTTATTGAATGCGTTGTTGGGGTCTCTTCGACTCTCCCGGTTGTTGGCGGATGATTCCATGTGCGTTCCAAAATTGCTGTCCGCTATGCCCCCGCTCTTTATTATTATGTCATGTGGTCTGCTGGTGAGCAGTGTCTTGGTGTTCTCTATGTCTGCCTGGTTCAATGCCGACAGCGTGAACAATGTGTTGTAAGATGCGAACTTGTACAATTCGTTTGGTGTGGACACGTTAGTGACGAATATCTTGTCGTCCTTGATCGGCTCTGTCCCGTAAAGAGGATGAGTGGAGGTAGTTGTGTTAGCGTTAAGATCAACACTTGATGTTGTTATGGTTTTTGCCATGTCTAGATCCCTAAATCTCTAAGCAGGTTCTCTTTCTTTGGTAACTGCACAGTGACTCCGGGTTTGAAATCATAAATGGGATCTTCGATCTGGTCTGGGTTACGTTGTGCAAACACCCACCATAGTCTCGGTGAACCGTAAAGGTCATATGCCAACAGGTCGGGCCTGTAGGCGTAAGTTCTCTCTATTGTGTAGGTCTGATCGTCCTGTTCTGCTGTTATAGTTCTCGGATTTAATATATCTAGATAATCTCTTGTTTCTCCTGTCGCAAAATATGGTGATGTGTTCGAGTATTGAGCCATTAGATAAATCCTACTTCATTTCCTTTGCCGTTCAACTCACCGTTGACGAATTTCTTCATCGAGAAGTCCTTCACGGAATCTCTGCTGTAGATTGGTCTTATCAACACTGATATGTTTGACAGTGTCGGCGCCCAGGTCTGCGATTCACTGGCGTTGGCACTAAGGTCAAAACCGGCATCTGCTCCCGTCAACTCTTTGTATTCTGTGTTACCCTGTTTTGTAGATATGTAATCTATGCCCTGTCTCAGTTCCAGATTGAATGACTGTATTACAACCGGCACCCTGTTGAACATGTGATCCCCGTATCCATAAAGATGCAGGATCGGTGGTGGATTGCCTTTGAGTCCGTTCAGCCCATCATCACTTCCAAAAAACATTTTAGTTGCTGTCCTTAGGAAATTCACAGTTGCCACCCAGTGCCTAGCGTCCTCTGAGTTCTGCACAGGGAATTCTCCAATTACGTTTATTTGTTCGACTTGTGAGTTCTGGTAGGCCATGTGTGGGAAATTGCTGTGTGTCATATCCATGGCGTTATAGTTGGCGCTATGTGCCACCTGCATGATTGGTGTTAGTGGCCAGAACATGCCCTGCGATGGTGCTAGGGGTTGCAGTATAGGGTTATTCTCAAAATCAAAGAACTGTGTCAGTGGTCCATCTGGAACCGTCAATCGCACACGCCAATCGGTCGTGTCATGCCTTCCAGACCATTTGGCCCTCGACTGCACTATCCTACTGTCCGTGGAAATACCAGCACCCGTGAGCCTGCCCAATGTCCTATTGAATATGCCGGATCCCACGTTCTTGACTATTTTTCCTATTTCTCCAAATGCCATCTTAATGGTTGCTTTCCTTCGTAAAATTTTGTATACTTTAACTATATTTATAGGCATTAATCTAGGCGCACTTAATTCACCATACGGCACGATTCAACAGACCTGTTTGTGGTCACTCACATTGATACAAAGAGAAGGAATTTATGAAGAGAGTCAAGTACCTAAACAACAGAGATCTGCTACTGCAGATACATGCCAGCAAGAATACATACTGTTCTTATGTTTCACCCGAGGACTCACAGTTTGACCTCATAGTGCCCAACCTGAAGAAAGTCAACGCCAGTGCTGTAGCACAGGCCAGGAAAGCCAAGGCCAAACGTTTGACACAGGAAGCATGGGAAGAGGCCAAAACAGCAGGACTGAAAAAAATTAAATTAGTGGACTACACAGTGAGTCCGAGAAAGATAGACAAGACAGATCTTGTGTTCAGGGTAATGATGTTCGACCATATTCCCATGGACAGCGAGAGGAAGAAAAACCCCAAGACTGTGGCAGACCATCACAGCAAAGTTAACTTCCCACCGTTCCAACACTACAGATTCGACAACAAAGGTAAACTGGTTTGTGTGGGTAAATCCCATTGGGTGGGTGGCATGGATAACGGACACTTCTCATCAGACCACGGCAAGATGACCAACACACTTGCGATGATGTACATGAAGTTATGCGAGAGATATGGAACAAGAGCAAACTGGAGAGGGTACACGTACAACGATGAGATGCAGTCGCAGGCGTTGATGCAACTGTCACAAATTGGATTGCAATTTGATGAATCTAAATCGGACAATCCTTTCGCATACTACACAGCGGCAATAACAAATTCGTTCACGAGGATTCTAAATATTGAAAAGAAAAATCAAGCGATCAGAGATGATCTTCTCGAGCAGAACAACATGATGCCCAGTTTCACAAGACAAAACGAAAATGATGCCAGTTCACCGTTGCATAAAAAAAGAATGGAAACAATACACGGTGAAGTGCGACAGGTTAACAAAACCGGTATCGCAAAATTGAACAAAGCGTTAAAGAAAAAAGGTAAGATCGATTCGGAAGATTTTGAAAGTGTTAACTCTAGGAAAGTCGACATGACCAATCACAAACCAATCGTGAAGAAAAGGTGGTAATTGATGGCGTTCTTTAAAAAGATGGCCTGTTTCACGGACATACACTTTGGTCTCAAGGGTAACAGTCGCATACACAACGACGACTGTGAGGATTTTGTCAAATGGTTCATAGAACAAGCCAAGGCAGAAGGATGTGAGACCTGCATATTCCTAGGGGATTGGCACCATCATAGATCAGCAACAAACGTTTCCACGATGAATTACACAGTGTCCAACATGGAACGACTGGGTGCGGCATTTGAAAACGTTTATGTGATAATGGGCAATCACGATCTGTATTACAGAGACAAGAGAGAGATCAATTCAATGGAATACATCAGGAACATTCCAAACATACACATTGTGAATGAATGGTTAGTGGAAGACGATGTTGCAATCATACCGTGGGTTGTGGGAGACGAATGGAAAAAAATTGAAAAAATGAAACAGAAGTACGTGTTTGGACATTTCGAATTGCCTTACTTCAAAATGAACGCAATGGTAGAGATGCCAGACGTTGGCGGAATACAGACAGATCATTTCGCGGGCTGTGGGAAAGTGTTCTCAGGACACTTCCATAAAAGACAGATTATGAAAAATGTGACCTACATGGGAAACGCTTTCCCACACAACTACGCAGATGCCTGGGACGACGACAGGGGTATGATGATATTAGAATATGGACAGGAACCTAAATATGTCAACTGGCCTGAGATGCCAAGATATATCACAATAAAAGTTTCGGAACTGTTAGAAGATCCGGACAAGTATCTAAAACCTAAAATGTACGTGAGAGTAACACTAGACATAAAAATCAGTTATGAAGAAGCAAACTTCGTCAGGGAAACATTCATAGACAAGTATCAACTGAGGGAACTACAACTGATCCCTGAACAGGTGGACAATGCACAGCAACCACTAGTGGAAGTGCAGAAGTTTGACAGCGTGGATCAAATCGTTATCAAGCAGTTGCAAGGGGTGGATTCAGAAGTGTATGATAAAAATGTTCTAACAGCAATTTATAACGACCTAGATGTTACAAATTAGTAATATAAAAATTAAACTGTCTGACAAGGCCATATCTAAAGCATGGTTAAAACTTTATCAAAGTCTTAATGTTGACCCAGATAAAATTGTTTCTAACCTTCCGATCGATAATAAGGATTTTATGCAAAAAATTAAAAAAGCAAACGATCTGTTTGGGTTTGACTGGCCTTTGAACCCGCAAACACAGGATGAATATAATTTAATGCACAAAGACATAGAAACAGCACCAGAAAAAATGGCGGATCTGTTACAAAGCATACATCATGATTTACATGTAAATGAAGCCGGCAGTAACAAAGCAAGTCATATACAAATAGTTTGGTCTGAAAGCCTAGGGCAATTTTATAAAAAACAACCAATAAATTGCGATATGCCCGACAATGCAGAATCGTTTGAAAAAGAATTAAAGTACGGTGATGTTTATCTTGGTTTTCCACACATTGGAAAATCCCCAGAAGTGTGTATGTTACAAAACGACAATAGCAATCTAAATCAAACCTGCAGGATACACAACAAGATTGTTTGTAATATATTAATAAGTCTTACAGATCTAAATTGTGCTACCGATGAACAGTTGATTTCTTGGTATGATGAAAATAAAATCACTATGTTTACCAAAGAAGAAATGTTAAAATATAACGGGTGGGCAAAAATAGGCGAAGTGATCAACAAAGACGATATAGAAAAGATGGACCTACAAAATTTAAAAATAAGTTATGATGAAAATTAGTAAAAAGAAATTGATAAAAGTTTTGAAAGGTGACCTCGAGATGCCTGTGACCAAACAATCACTCCTGGATCAACTTGCGAAACCTGTGACACAGGAAGAGTGGCTGAAAGGATATAACGAATGGAAGAGGAAACAACTTGCTAACGATTAAGGAACTAACGGTAAAGAACTTCATGAGCGTGGGCAACCAGGCCCAGGCCATAGACTTCTCCAACAAGAGCCTGGTGCTTGTTATTGGTGAGAATATGGACCTAGGTGGTGACGATGCCGGTGCTAGGAATGGTACAGGTAAAACAACAATCATAAATGCACTATCATATGTGTTCTTTGGTGAAGCACTGACAAACATCAGAAGGGACAATCTCGTAAACAAAACCAATGAGAAGGGAATGTTGGTTGGTGTTAAGTTTGTGAAAAACGGAATTACCTACACGATCGAGAGAGGACGTAAGCCACAGATATTCAGATTCTATGCCAACGACATAGAACAGAAGACAGAGAGCAACGAAGCACAAGGTGAGAACAGAGAAACACAGGTGGAGATAAACAAACTGATGGGCATGACTCATTCCATGTTCAAGAACATAATAGCACTGAACACATACACACAACCGTTCTTGTCGACTAAACAGGCAGAACAGAGAGAAATAATCGAACAATTATTAGGTATAACACTGCTGTCACAGAAAGCAGATCTGTTGCGTGAAAAACAAAAAGCGACGAAACAGATGCTGACCGAAGAAAAATTAAAGATAGATGCCAGGATGGCTTCTAATGAAAAAATACAAGAATCCATAGAGAGCCTGAAAATAAGATCCAATGCGTGGAGCAAACAAAAAGCCGATGACATAGAAGGATTCAGAGAAGCGATAGCAGAGCTAGATAAAGTAGATAGCGAAATTGAAATTGCAAAACACAAAAAACTACAAAAGCACAACGAAATGCAAACCGCATTGAGGGGTCTACAGAAAGAAAAAGCATATCACGAAGATTCATTCACTAAAGCAGAAAGCACTGTAGACAAAACCAAAAGTGATTTGGAGTATGCCGCACAACAAAGATGTCCAACATGTGAACAAGAATTGCACGACGACAAACACGAACAACTGGTCGGTAAACTAAAAATAACGCTGACAGAATCAAAAGAGTACGCTGAAAAATTAAGAACCGATCTTGTGAAAATTCAACAGGGCATCGATGACATCGGAGATTTAGGAAATGTACCGGACACATATTATGACACAATAGACGAAGCGTACAACCACAAAGGTTCGTTGCAAGATCTAAAAAGACAGTTAGACCAGACAGAGAAGAAAGAGGACACATATGCAGAACAGATAGCGGAGATGCAGAAATCCGCAATACAGGAAGTAGATTACGAAAAAGCCAACGAACTGGAAGACCTACACAGACACCAAGACTTCCTGTACAAATTGCTGACTGCAAAAGACTCGTTCATAAGAACAAGGATCATAGAACAGAACTTGACATACTTGAATCAGAGGCTGGCATACTTCTTGGGCAAGGTCAAATTGCCACACACAGTCACCTTCCAATCCGATCTCACTGTGCGTATCGAGGAACTGGGCAGGGAACTTGACTTCGACAATCTAAGCAGAGGTGAGAGGAACAGACTGATCCTGAGTCTGAGTTGGGCATTCAGAGATGTGTGGGAAAGCCTTTATCAACAGATCAACTTGCTGTTCATTGACGAACTGGTGGACGCAGGCATGGACATATCCGGTGTTGAGAGTTCTATGGCTGTGCTCAAAGACATGAGCAGGACACAGAAAAAGAACATATTCCTGATCTCACACAAAGACGAATTAGTGAGCAGGGTGAACAGTGTACTCAAAGTTGTAAAAGAGAATGGTTTTACCAACTATGCCAATGATGTTGACATAATTGTTTAATTTTTATGTTGACAAAACCACTTCTTACATGCTTTAATTACACTGACGTTAATTAATGTTAATCGTACGATAATAAAGGAAGGATATAATTATGTCAAATGAAACACACGACGCTATAATGACAGCGATACAAACTTACTCAGAAGAGAATGGGAAGTTCGTTGATAAGGGTGTAAAAGCCTCTGCAACAAGAGCCAGAAAAGCACTAGCAGAATTATCTAAACTGATCAAAGCAAGAAGAAAAGAAATTCAAGAAGTCAAGAACGCGGCCAAAACAGCGGCGTAATCGATCAATTGGATTTTGCAAAACCCAAAACCTCCGGTTAGCAATAATCGGAGGTTTTTTTATGACTTGAGTATTCCCTTGCCGTGTACCCTCACACGGATATGCCCATTGTAGTAATCGTTGGTTTCCAGAACCTTGCGTGAGAATTGTTCACGTGCTTCCACGTAGGACAGTTCTGCCTTGGACTTGCAGTAGAAAAGTATTTCTCTTGTGAATTTGTCTTTACCAATTTTGTTAACATCGATTGTGAGATCATCGCTTGATCCATAATAGTCCTGCCAGTCAGAATCAACCTTGTATCTACGTTTGTTCTTTCTGCCTTTGAGTGGAGGCCTAGATCTTTTGAATCTAGCAAGTTTCTTGCCTATGTACATCCTACCGTTGGTTGTATTTGTTATGAGATAAACAAATCCCACAACCTCTTCAGGTATATTGGTAATTTCGTTTCCTTGGTATGTCCAATGCATTGTGGTATTTAAAGCCAAAAAGATTGACTGACATTTTTATCTATGTTATATAGTAGTTGAAGGGCAACCGTATCCTTCCACCAGGCAAACAAACTTCCCCATAGGCAAACATAGCATCGCAACCAGTGAGCAAGGAAATGCGGCCGACAAGGCGACAGGTGAATCCTTAGATGCAGACAGCAAAAAATGATGAGGCTCTTAGAAAAAGATAATCCTCAGGTTTACCAAAAACTATTATACAGGGATTTGGTAGGCTCGCGTTGTAATGAATGAGCAAACGGGTACAGCACAACCGCCCGACGAAAGTAGCGATGTATAGTGACTGCGAACTCACCACAGGGTTCAAGTCGGTTCGGCTAGAAATAGCCGAATTGTGACTGCTCATCTACCACAGAGAACGCACAATGCGTCCAAGTTTTTTACAACTGCGTAAGTTAAAAAGAAACGAGCGTAAGCGAAGTTTCAGATGGCGTAAGCCGTCTCTGACTATCCATTAAGTACTACACAATGGAACTACTCTTCGACCACACATTCGGCAAACAGGAACAGCAGGATCTAGTCATATGCCGACCCATGGCCATAGTGGACGAGGACGAAGAAGCGGAAGCGATAGACCGTGGTTGGCTCGCACTGGACCACCCCATAAACAATCATCGTGAAGTTTTTTACCAGTCTCGTAGCACACGGATCAACATGGACAAATGGCGTCCTCGATACAAATCGCACACACACGCCGGCAAAGAGATCGGCATAAAAGTTATTGACGCGAATGAGATTGTTAAACTGTTGGGACTGCCGCAAATATACAAGCAGTACATGGAGAGAAAAAATTTTGGCGCGGACTACGATCCCTTTGGACACTACCACAGGCGTGATCAGTTCATGCTGTTCTACACCGGCACCGCGGACAACATCATAGGATTCACCAAGCAGAAACGATACCGGTACCAGGAAGACAACTATTCCAGCATAGACTCATATGACTCCCAGGACCTCGCGGGTCTGGAGAGTGTGATCCATGCCAACACCGTCCCCATAAGTGACATAACACTGGACATGGAGATCGAGTGGGCCAGTGAGAACTACGTGAGGTACTTCTACATGGGATCAGGCTACGAACTGTCATCGGAATACAAGGCCAACTATCGAGGATTCGAGTGGTGGACAGGCACGGAATGGAGCACCAACAAAAAACAGTACAAACGATTGTGTAGGAGGGACAGTAAACTTACTGACTTTTCTTCTCTCGGAAACCTTTCACTGATTCCAGATAACCTTTAGACCAATTCTTGTAGTAAGGTCCCGCTTCCAGTATTTTGGAGAAACGATTCAACTTGGCCAGACCCTGTGCCAGGAACAAAGTGTAATGCCCGTTGTTCAGTTTGACACCTCTGACCGATTCGTGTGTGTTGGGATGGTCCTCCAGTATCACTATGTCCTTGCTCATGAAGTAACCATTTAGGTCCTTGGCCAACTTTTCTGTTTCCTCTGTCGTGAAATGGTCGGGCTGTGCTATCATTATCAGCACGTCCTTGTCCTCGAAGTTGAAGTTCCAGATGTGTCCATACAGTGTGTTGTAATCAGCGACGCCATCCAGTTCCAGAAAGGACACCTTGTCCTCCACGATGGCCTTCTGTGCGAATGGGCATGGCGGCAGGTCACCGAATATGGGATTGGGCTTCGTGACGAAGTCCTTAATCCAATTCTTTATCGTCTGTGTCGGGTTCTGATTTTTCTGTTGAGTCGTCATGTATGTCCTTGATCTTTTGCAGTGCTTCTCCCAGCAGTTTATCCTTGGTATCCAACTTGGCCTCCAGATCCGCTATCTGCTTGTTCTGTTCACCTATCTTGTGGCCAACCGTTTGCACATCTTGTGTGGCGTGTTCCAGTTTGATCAACACCTGCTTCATCCGGCTCTCCTTTGCCTTGACCTTGGACAAAGCATCATCACGGTCTTTTGTGATTTCTACGATTTCGGATTTGAGTTCTTTGACTAGGTCTTTTTCGGACATATGTAAGTGTTAATTATCAGCATTTTCTAATACCATTATAGTATACTATATCTTAGAAGAAAGGTTGACCACTTTTCTTGGTAGTTTCCATGTTCTCTTTTACCAGTTGTGAAACTATGGTACGCTCCTCCGGTGAGAGGTTCAGTGCCTCTTGCCATGTGACTCCTCCACGCAGGAACCAACAGACCTTGAACAGTTCTAGTTTTAGATTTTTTGATTCGCTCTCAAAATCCTTGAGGTACTTGACAATGTCAGAGTCCCCCATTGTCAGCAGGGTTATCCGAAAAAATTTGAGTTATCGAATGTGATCGGCACTTCGAATGTTGCCGGCACGCCTTTCTTGATCTGCTCTTCTGTGGCTTTGACCCTTATGGGTTTCATCTGTGCCTGTAATCGCAAGGCAGATAATTTTTCTTCTATCTCTCTTACCGTGACTGTGTCAGCGTTGTTCACAAAATCGATGATCTGGGTCTTGTCAGTGACCGCCGCACCATCTGGTGTCGTGATTTCCTGTATGCTGTCCAGCAACAGTGAGAAGTTCACTGTGTTCAGTGTCTCGAAGCTCTTTGAGAACGCTGTCTGTTTCTGGTCCTCTGTCAAAGTGCTTGAATTTATTGTGCCATACATTTTCTGTTGTTCGAATTTTGCGATCTGTACCTTGGTCAATGTTTTGTAATCCAGTGGTTGTATTTTTACCTTGAATCCCTTGGTCGTCGTCGCATAATCTTCCAAGGTAATTTTGCCCACTTCTTCCAACAGTGCAGGCAGGTTCACGGTCGTTGTCTGTTGCTCATTCGGACCTGGGATTGTGTAAGACACATCCATGGTCTCTCCGAATGTGGCTATCCTGATCGCCAGCAGTACAGCATCTGTGTCGTAGTTGACCATCTTCCACGGATCCAGTAGGTTCGGCACACAGCTCTTTATGACATCCACTGTGGCCTGTCCATTGATCATGGAGTCAGGTGTCTTGAATGTCAGCTCGTCCTTGGCTGTCATTGGCAGTATCGGTATCTCCCCCGTCTCTGTGGGTGTGAAAACCTCCTTGGTGTAGTATCTGCCACCGCTGGGTAACTTGATGTATATGGCCGGTTGCCTGTAGTACTTGTGTAGTGGGTTAGTATTTTCCATGTTTTCTGTATCCATAAATATACACTAAATGTGCATATGTGTCAATATTTATGTGCGTATAAAAAGGTGAGAAATAAAACCATATGGCGGATGAACTAGAAAAACAACTGGATGGACTGCAGAAGCAGTTCGCGGGATTGGCCAAGACCCTTGGTAGTTCCAGTAAGACCATTCTCAAAAATAACAACGATACCAAGACGTTTGGTAACTTGCAGAAAGTACTCAACAAGACCCTAGGGGATTACCAGAAGAAGAACAAGGGATTCATTTTTGGCATGGAGAGTTTCGGTGAAGCGATCAAGGCCGCCAAGAAGGACGTAAAGGGATTCAAAGAAGTCATCAAGGGTATACCATCGCCAATGGGACTGCTGGCCAAGGGACTCAAGATTGCCTATGACGCCACAATAGGTCTGGGGGTTGCAATGGTAAAAACTGCAGTCGCCTTGTCAGATGCAACAAGACAATTCAAAGGTCTGGAGGACGTGGTCGACGCTGGTACGGGAGAGCTGAAGTTAGTAGGCGTTGTTGCCAAAGAACTGGCCAAGGACATAGACTTAAATGTGGGCGTGTTCAGGACACTGGCACAGACGGGAGCATCATTTGGATCTTCCATTGTCACTTTGCGTAAGGCACAGGAAGACGCACAGATGCCATTGACAAAATTTACCCAACTGATCACCGATAATTCAGTCACCCTAGCAAAATTATTTGGTTCAGTGGACCAGGGCATTCCACAGATAACAGGTTTCATGAAGGGACTGAGGGACATGACCATGGGCGAGTTCGCAAAATTCGGACTAACACTGGACGAGACCTCAACATTCCTGGGCACGTTCCTGGAGTTGGAAAGGGCAAGGGGTAACACAACCAGGATGACACAGGACCAACTGTTGGCGGGCACGAGAGCCTACACCAAGGACCTCGTCTTGTTGAGCAAACTGACCGGTGAGAGTGTTGACGAACTTAATACCCAAAACATGGCCATGGCCGCAGACGGTGTATTCCAATCACAACTGCAAGGGATGGCGGCCAAAGATGCCAAGACATTGTCACTGGGTGTGAGTGCATTGCCAGGGCCTTTACAGCAACTGGCCAAGGAAGTCATAGGACTGGGTGCACCTATCAGTGACACCAGCAAAGAACTTACTGCCCTATCAGGCGGTGCGTTCAACGACGCAATCAAACAGTTCCAGAACACAGGGGACCTGATTGCGTTCCAGAACAGCATTAAAACCATATCGGGTGATGTGATGCAAAACAGCAAGGCCTTTGGTCAGGCCTCACTTGCCGGTGGTGGATTCGGCGAGGCGTTGAACGCAGTCGCGGCATCCATTGGTACCGCGGTTGACGAGGCCGACATCACGGGAGAACTGAACGCGGCGGGCGACAACATATCGAAGGTGCTGAACCTGACCACAGGTGAACTGGACAAGACCAAGGAGGCTCTAGAGACTTTTAGATTCAAAGGACTCGACCCATTCATATTCTCAGGTGAGAAGGCAGGCAAGGGCATAACCAAACTGGCCAGTCTTCTAGAAAAAGCAAGGACAGACGGCATAGACAAGATGGGTGATATGGCGAGAAAAATGGGTCAGTACCTGATGGGAGAGAAGGTCACGGAGCCAAAAAAATTCAAGGATTCAGCGGCCAGCACGTTCAGTTTCACAGATCAGAACAGTGGTGCATTTGATTACTTCAACATCGATGATGCAATAATGCCCAAATTCAATGAAGGTTCAAAGGGATTCCGGGACTTTGGATCAGGCACACCCGCCATGCTACACGGCGTGGAAGCAGTGGTCCCAAAGAATGATATAGGACAACTAGCCAAGGAAATGCTTGCCTTAGGAGCACCAGTGAGTGAGGCGGCAAAAGCCGAAATGTCAACAGTGACCAACAATACCACGTCGATTGACATGACAAAACTAAACGCAAACACAGAACAACTCATAGCCTTGACCGAAAAAACAGCAAACCACTTAAATATGCTAGTAACGATAGGTGCTATGACAGAAAAAAATACCAAAAACACTAATAATAATCTTGCAAATATGTCAGGAAGTCTAGTATAATAAAGTATGGCTTGGAAAAAATATTTTAAAGACGCTAACCTTTCCCCTATATCAGGTGAGAAGGTACCCAACTTCGCCAAGAGGAACTACAGTTCTTACTTGCCGGACGTTTACACGGGACACCCCAACAGGATACAGAGATACTTCCAGTATGATCAAATGGATTCGGATTCTGAGATCAATGCGGCACTGGACATCCTGGCAGAATTCTCAACACAACAGAACACAGAGAACGAGACACCGTTCGACATAGTGTTCAATGACGAGACAACGGAACACGAAGTGAAACTTCTCAAGAAGGCACTACAACAGTGGACCAAGGCCAACCAATTCAAGAAAAGGATATTCAGGATATTCAGGAATGCACTGAAGTACGGAGACTGTTTCTTTGTCAGAGATCCTGAAACACAGAAATGGTTGTACATA